GCCCATTCCACGTTCCGGCCGATATCGCGGGCTTCTGGTCCGATGACATTCTGATGCGGCTATGGGATCGCGGCTTCAAGGTTGTTCCACTTGACTGACCTCCGCGCCCTGACCGAGACGCTGGAGGAGCTGGAAGCCCTCGACTACCGGCTGACCTACCAGAAATTCTACGATTTCCAGCCCTACGCCAAGCAGAAGGAATTCCTCAACGCCGGCGCTTCCAAGCGCGAGCGTCTGCTGATCGCCGGCAACCAGAACGGCAAGACGCATGTCGGCGCCTTCGAGGCAGCCTGCCACCTGACCGGGATTTATCCCGACTACTGGCGGGGGCGGCGGTTCGACAAGCCGACCAAGGGCTGGATTGCCGGCGAGACCTCGCTGGTGGTGCGCGACGTGCAGCAGAAGAAGCTTTGCGGCGAGCCCGGGGTCGAGGAGCTGTTCGGCACCGGCATGATCCCGAAGGAGCTTTTCGTCGACAAGCCGTCGCTGGCGCGCGGCGTCACCGATGCCTATGACACGATTCAGGTCCGACATGTCTCCGGCGGCGTGTCGGTGGCGCGGTTCAAGTCCTACGAGCAGGGCCGGCAGAAGTTCCAGGGCGAGTCGATCGACTGGGGCTGGTGCGACGAGGAGCCGCCGGAGGACGTCTACGCCGAATTCCTGACCCGCACCGTCGCCACCGGCGGAATGGCGTTCGTGACGTTCACCCCGCTCAAGGGTCGATCGAGCGTGGTGCTGCGTTTCCTCGACGAGCCGTCACCGGATCGCAGCGTCACCACCATGACGATCGAGGACGCACTCCACATCCCGCCCGACGAGCGCGCCAAGATCATCGCCGGCTATCTGCCGCACGAACGCGAGGCCCGCGCGCGCGGCGTGCCGACGCTCGGATCGGGCCGCATCTTCACCGCCCCGGAAGAATCGGTCCTTGAGGCTCCGATCGAATACATCCCGGAACATTGGACGAAGCTCTGGGGCATCGACTTCGGCATCGGTCACCCCTTCGCCGCGGTGCTGATCCTGTGGGACCGCGACAATGACGTGATCCACGTCCACCACACCTACCGCGTCGCCGACGCCCTGCCGATCCAGCACGCCGCGGCGATGAAGCCGATCGGCGCCGCGGTCCCGGTATCGTGGCCCCGGGACGGCACCAATCGCACCGCCGACGGCAAGCCTCTGTCCGACCATTACAAGCGGAACGGGCTGACCATGCTGTCGGAGCACGCGACATGGCCCGATGGCTCGGTTTCGACCGAGGCCGGAATTCTGGAGATGGACGAGCGCGAGAAATCCGGCCGGCTGAAATACGCCGCGCACCTGTCCGATTTGCTCGAGGAGCGCCGGTTCTACCACCGCAAGGACGGCCAGATCGTCAAGATGAAGGACGACATCCTGTCCGCCTTGCGAACCGCCATCATGCAAAAACGCAGCGGTCGCCCCGCAGCGCTCGGCGGCCGACTTGCGCCCGGCAACTTCGAAAGCGGCGGCTCGCTCGCCCGCGGCGTCGATTTCGACGTGTTCGCCGGCTCCTGACGGCGGTGCGTTGCTGGCACCGCTTGCCCGCCGCACGTTCCAGCCTGCCGGCCATGAGCCGCCATTTTGGAGCAGCGCGACATGCCAATCGCAGGAAGTGCCGTAGCCGATCTCGGCCTCGGCGATCAACTGGCGCAGCAGGTCGCCGGCGAGACCGAGGAAGAACGCAAGAAGCGGATGATGCTGATGCAGCAACACCGGATGCTCGGCGCGGCAGGGTCGCCGGCCGTGACGTCGCTGTTCGGCCCGGGAGCGGGGGCGATCGGTGCAGGTGTCTGAACTCGAAAAGGGCATCGCCTTCAACCTGCGCGCCTCATGGCAGGCGCGCGTCCTGTCCGCCGCCGAAGGGCGCGGGCTCGGCATGGTGGCGCTGTCGGTACTGGCCCACAATTTCGACGAAGCCATGCCGGTTTTGCTGGCGATCGTCTATCCCGGCTTCCGGTCGATCAAGGCGCCGTTCCTGTGCAGCGCCGGCAAGGTTGACAAGGCCGGGCGCGTCGTCGCCGACATGGTGACTGCGGACGGCCGGATCATCAAGGAAGCCCCGCTTTATCCAAGCGAAACGGCGCTGCGCGACACGTTCCGCAAGCTTGCCGACCGGTTGAAGCTGTCCGATTCCGACCGCATCGAACTGTTCAAATGCGTGCAGCGCTGGGTGGTCGCCGACCGCCGGCTCGATCCAACCTTTGACCCCATGGATCCAGATGCCAAGCGCCTCGTCCTCAACTGAGCTCGCCACCTACGAGCCGTCAGCCCGGCCGACCGGGCGCGCGCGCGATATCAGTGACGCCGAGTCGCGGAAGGTCACCGAGACCCTTCGCGAGTTCGGCCAGTTCCAGTCCGGCCGCTCCACCTTCGGGATGCAGTGCGAGGAGGTCGCCGAACTGATCCTCCCGACCAGCCGCAATACGTTTTTCTTCCAGAATTACAACACCCCCGGCATGAAAAAGACCCAGCAGCAGGTCGACGCCACCGGGGCGCTGGCGCTGCACCGGTTCTGCGCGATCGCCGACACGCTGGTGACGCCGCGCACCATGCAGTGGCACGGCCTGCAGGGCGACGAATATGTGATGAAGGACCGCGCGTCGCGGCTGTGGTTCGAGGGCACCACGAAGCAACTGTTCCGGATGCGCTATGCCGCGAACGCCAATTTTGCCGCCCAGAACTACAACAACTGGCAGTCGACCGGCGCGTTCGGCAACGCCACCATGTTCATCGACAAGTTCGACAATCGCTGGCACGGCGGCGGCATGGGATTCCGCTACAAGGCGGTCCCGTTCGGCGAGACCTTCTACGGCGAGAACCATCAGGGCAAGGTCGACCGCATCATCCGCTGGTTCCGGCTCACTCCCTATCAGGCCGCGCAGAAATTTGGCTATGACTGGCTGCCGGAGAACCTGCGCGCCGCGCTCGATCAGAACAGCCTGTGGGGCTACTGCTTTCTGCATTGCGTCAAGCCGCGCGACGATTACGACCCCGAGGCGCTGGACGAGCGTTCGCTACGGTTCGAGTCCTATTACGTTTCGGTCGAGGGCCGCTGCCTGATGGCGCCGCCGCGCGGCTTCCGCGTGTTCCCCTACGCCGTCAGCCGCTACGACCAGACCCCGGGCGAGGTCTATGGCCGCGGCCCCGCCATGCTGGTATTGCCGGCGCTGAAAACCCTCAATGCCCAGAAGATCACCTTCCTGAAACAGGGCCACCGCGCCGCCGATCCGGTGCTGCTGATGGCCGACGACGGGCTGGTTGGCATGGACATGCGCCCCGGCGCGCAGAACAAGGGCGGCGTCACCGCCGACGGCAAGCCGCTGGTCCACACTCTGCCGACCGGCGATATCAAGATTTCGCTGGAAATGATGCAGGAGGAGCGCGGCATCGTCGACGACGTGTTCCTCGTCACCATCATGAAAACGCTGGTCGACAACCCGAACATGACCGCGACGCAGGTCGTGCAGCTCGTCAACGAGCGCGGGATGCTGGTCGCGCCGACGCTGGGCCGCCAGCACACCGAATATGCCTGCGCCATGGTGCCGCGCGAACTCGATCTGTTGTCCGAAATGCGGATGCTGGCACCGGTCCCGCCGCGCCTGCGCGAGGCCTTGGGCCAGGACGGGCTGGCCGCGATCAACGTCACCGACACGTCGCCATTGTCGCAGATGGCCCAGAGCGGCGAGGTCGCGGGCTTCTTCCGGATGCTCGAACAGCTCACCCAGGTCGTCAGCGCCACCGGCAACCCGGCCTATCTCAACCGGCTCGACTTCGACACCGCGATTCCGGAGATCGCCCGCAATCAACTGGTGCCGGAACGCTGGATCACCTCCGATCCGAAATATGCCGCGATTCAGCAGCAGCTCGCCAAGCAGGCCGCCCAGAAGGCCGCCACCGACGCGCTGCCGGCGCAGGCCGCCATGGTCAAGGCGCGCGCCGTCGCCGCCAAGTCCGGCGCGCTCGATCAAGTGCAGCAGTCCCAAGGCGCTCCGCAATGACCCCTGAAAAGCTGCTCGAAATCCTCGGCGACCGCCAGCGCGCCTATCAGCTCGCGTTCAAGGACGTGGCCGGCGAAGCGGTGCTGGCCGACCTCGCCGTGTTCTGCCGTGAGGCCGAGACCTGCCTCATCCCCGGCGATCGCGACCGAACCTATGCACTGGAGGGCCGCCGCGAGGTGATCCTTCGGATTCGCGACCACCTCAAACTGACGACCACGGAACTGCTCGAAAAATACACCCGGCCCGCAAAAGGAGCGATAAGCCATGACGACCGAACGACCCCTCCCGAATAGCCACCTCCATTTTTTCAATCACCACACCGGACGCCCGCGCTTTCATTTCGATGAGAACGCGCCCCCTCCCGCGCCTCCACCGGCACCACCGCCCACCGCATGGCACACCGGAATAGACGCTGAATTCATCGGCCATGCCCAGAACAAGGGCTGGAAGCTGGACGACCCGAAGGAGGCGTTCGTCGCTGCCACCAAGCAGGCCCGCGAGCTCGAAAGGCACTTCGGCGTACCGGCCGATCAGCTCGTCAAGATGCCGAAAGCCGACGCCAAGCCGGAGGAGTTCCGCGCCTATTACGAGCGGCTCGGTGCCCCGAAGGAAGCCAAGGATTACGACCTGTCCGCGGTGACGGACGCGGCAATCGCCGATTCGCTTCGCGCCACCATGCACGAGCGCGGTGTTCCGAAGGATGCCGCGAGCTCGATCGCTGCCACCGTCGCCAAGGCGCTGGAATCGCGCGCGACCCAGCAGGCCACGCTCGACGCCGGAAAGCTCGCCGAACAGCGCGCCAATCTCGAAAAGAACTGGGGCGGCAAGGATTCGTCGACCTATCAGTTCAATCACCTGAAAGCGATGGAAGGCGCGCGCCGCCTCGGCATTTCGCCGGAAGGCGTCAAGGCGATGGAGGGTCAGCTCGGCTACGACGCCGTGATGGAAGCCATGCGCAAGATCGGTGCAAATACCCGCGAGGACGACTTCGTGCAGCGGCCCGAAGGCAGCAATCAGGGCGACGTCACCACCATGGAGGGAGCGAAGGCTCGCCTCACCGAACTCATGGCCGATACCGAAGGCTGGGCCAAGCGCCTCAATAGCGGTGGCGTCGCCGAGAAGCGTGAGTGGCAGCGGCTTACCCAGATGATCACGGGAGTTTCGGCATGAGCGAAGCGCAGGAAGTCAATTTCGAGGCCGACCGCAAACCGATCAAGCGCGCCAAGAAAGGCCGCACGCCGCCGCGCCGAGCCTCGTTCCACAAGCCGGAAAAGCCGAAGGAGGCTTTCCCCGGCCTGACGCGCACCGAATGCGCCAGCACATGCAGCGCCGCGGCCTGCGCGATCAGCGGCAAGCCGTATTGCGCGCATCCCACCAAGGGCGGCCTGCAATCGGACGATGCAGGAAACCTCGCCGCGTCGGGGCGCCTGCAAGCCGCGCGCGACCAGATCGACGTCAGGGTAGATCCCGACCGGTTCAAATAGCCGGGTGCGTTGTTAATCCGGATTGGGCGCGGCACGTTCCGCGCCCATGAGACCCCGAGTGTCCGGTCCCGCAAGGACAAGCCGGTTCGGGCAGTGACGGCCCCCGCAAGGACAAGGCTGAAAGTTTGATGGCCCCCAGCGATTTCGCATGGGCAAGGCCGCCGATCATTCAACCCCTTTCAGGCGGGATAGCCATGTCCGAGAACCTCTCGAAACTTTTCACGACCCAATATTCCACGATCCTCGATCTCAAGCTGCAGCAGCGCACGTCGAAGCTGCGCGGCCGTTGCATGGAGGGCGCCCATGTCGGCAAGCAGGCCTCGCCGGTCCAATACGCCGGCGCCGTGCAGGCAAAGCCGCCGGCTGGCCGTTTTGCTCCGATCGGTCGCCAGGATATCGACTTCACCCGCCGCTGGGTGACCCCGGTCGATCGCGACATCAATCAGCTCATCGATACCTTCGACAAGCTCCGGACCACGATCGATCCACAGTCGCAGGAAATCGCGGCCGCAAGCGCCGCCGTCAACCGCGAATACGACGACCGGCTGATCGCCGGAGCGTTCGGATCCGCGCTGCTCGGCACCGACGGAGCCAGCTTCACCACCGAAACCTGGGCGTCGATCTCGTCCTCGTGGACGATCGCCTCGACCTTCCGCTCCACCGCGGCGTCGGGCCTGACTGTCGCCAAGATGATCGAAGCCAAGCGCATCATGCGCAAGGCGCAGGTCGACATGGAAACGGAGACCCTGACCTGGGTCACCAACAGCCAGGGCGAAAGCGATCTGCTCAATCAGGTGCAGGTTGTTTCGACCGAGTTCTCCGACAAGCCGATCCTCCAGGAGGGCAAGGTCACCCGCTTCCTCGGCTGGGATATCGTCTATTCGGAGCGTCTGCCTTCCGCCTCCAATGTGCGGCAGAACATCCCGTTCGCGAAGTCCGGCCTCTACCTCGGCATCTGGAACGAGCGCCAGGACGACGTGCGCCAGCGCCCCGACCTCTCGGGTCTGCCGTGGCAGCTCTACACCATGTTCTCGTGCGGCGCGGTTCGTCTCGAACCCGGCCGACTGCTGGAATGCGACTGTGCCGACACCTCGGCCGCCGCCGACGTAACGCCGTAAGGAGAGACCCATGGCTGTCGATCACGTCAAATCCGCTGCGATCACCAACGCCGACGCTTCGCCCCCGGTTGCCAACACCAGCGGCGAAGGCGGTCCGGCGCACCTGCTCTCGGTCTCGTCCGGCAGCGTCGTCGCCCTCGCTTCGTCGAGCCAGAACGCGACCTATCAGTTCGTCCGCGTGCCGTCGAACTGCAAGGTCAAGCAACTGATCTTCGAGTCCGCCGCGCAGGCAGCCGGCGCCATCGATATCGGCGTTTATTACGCCACCAACGGCGAAGGCAACCAGCCGACCGCGCTGCTGGCCGCCAACGCCATCAGTCAGGCGCTGTTCGCTTCCGCTGTGGCGCTGACCTCGGCCTCCGGGCCGACCGACGTCACCAACGAGAGCGGCAACTACACGCCGGACATGCGCAACGAACCGCTGTGGAAGGCCGCCGGTCTTTCGTCCGACCCGGGCGGAATGTTCGACATCGTGGGCACGCTCTCCACCGCTGTCACCACCGGCACCGGCGCGATGGGCCTGACCTGCAACTTCACGACCTGAGGCTGACCAATGTCCAGTCATTACGTCAGCATCAAACGCGGCGTCGAGGGAACGGCGAGCGCAGACTTCACGACCGGCACCGCGTCGGCCGCGACCGATCTGTTCGAGTTCCGTATCCTCGACGGTGTGACCCCGACCACGGTCGAGGTCAACAAGGCCATCGAGGCGATCGAGCGGTTCTTCCAGAGCGCCAAGAATATCAGCGACGCCGGCTTCGACGTAGCAGGATAGGCCCATGCGCGAGGTGCGGAGTTTCAAGAACATCAGCGCCACGCCGGCCAGCTTCACGCTGACCGGCGGCAATTACGGCGTCACCGTCACCGCGACATGGGGTGGCGGCTCGGTCACGCTGCAGCGCCTCGCTCCCGATGGATCGACCTACGTCACGGTCATGACGGCATTCACCGCGGACGGTTACGCGGACGCCAATCTTCCCGACGGCACCTATCGGCTGCTCATCGCCACCGCGACCGGCGTTTCCGTGGACGTGGTTTCGACCGTCACGAGCCAATAGCGGCGGGTGCGTTGCTGGGGTAGCCCGGCAACCGCATCGTCCGGCGCATGGAATTTCAGAAGCCGGAAGATATTGCCAACCGGGCGCTGCAACACTGCGGCACGGCCCGGCTCGACCCGA